ATGGAATTTAGATACAAACGACAACAGCTTTTCCCTGCTATCATCGAAGTGGATGATAGCGGGGAGAAGCTTTTTTTGGTCCAAAGCATCTGGTTGTTTATTGGTCGTGATTTCATTGTAAGTTAAAGATACTGAGCTGATGTAACACTCACAAACCTACTTATCGGCTTTTTTTCTTATCAGTGATGAAAATTACTGCATAAATATAGAAAAAGGTTTATTTTTCTCGCACTTTTAGCTATAATGAATATTGTTGTTAATTCAACTGCCCCAGTGGCGGAACTGGCAGACGCGCAGCGTTCAGGTCGCTGTATTGGAAACAATGTACAGGTTCGAATCCTGCCTGGGGCATAATTAGTCTAAAGAGAACACTTTTAAAAAATAGGAATCCCGTTAAATCAACGTTTAGCGAGATTCCTATTTTTGATATTTCATTAAAAAACACTAGAATATAAAAAGTTTTTGCACGTTTTTTGCACGTTCTACCCCTTGATATATCAGCATATATTGATTATATCAATCTTATTTTTTGCACAATAAAATCCCCACACTAGCTATTGCAGCCAGTGTGGGGATTCGTTTTACTTTACGTATTCCAATGTATTACCTATTGGGCCAGTTGCCATATAAGCATAGCCGTTCGAACGTGGTTGCCGTACCCAACGGTAGCCACCCTGAATAATAGCTTGGTCAGTCTTAATTGTTGAGCCTGCCGGTAACACTGCAATCACGCTAGCGCCTGTAGAAGCACCTGTACGAAGCTTGACAGCCGTCTTAAGTGTGTAAGTCTTGGTTTCCTTGACCCACTTAGGTCCCGCCGGCTTAGACTTTGAGACGGGCTTACTTGATTTAGTCGCCTTTGCATACTTATCCCAGGCGGACTTGTCACCGTAAAACACATCAAAGTCAAGGTTGCCATTCCATCCCGGTAACCGTCCAGTGCTTGTATATTGGAACATTACCGCTGTCTTCCAGTCCTTCAAGCTACCATATAAGTCTCGTGGTTGATATCCAATCACCGCGTCATAATTGTTATACTGTGCAATCCACAATCCATAGTTAGCCTTGACCACGGATGACCAATCTAAAGCATTTTCACAACTAAGTCCCGTGTATAGCACTGGTCGGACACCAGTTTGTTGATACACGTAATCCAGCCATTGCTTAGCTAAGCCGACGCCCGCTTGATTCTGGATGGTTGAACCTGTCGTGTTTTCAAAATCGAGAACCAGCATTGCTTTACCAATATATGGCTTAACGGTGGTCAAGAAGTAATTGGCTTGCTTCTTAATATCCGAGTCGTTTCGAATAAAGTGGTACACGCCTAACTTCTTGCCTGCTGACAAAGTCTGCTTTGCGTGTCCATTAAATTCTGGATTAGTATAATCAATACCCTCGGTTGCTTTCACCAACACAAAGTCGCCTGCAGCTTCGCCTACATTCATACCAGCCTGATAACTGGCTACATCAAATCCTTTTAAACTCATTATTTTGCACCTCCATTAAACATTGTCCCAATCGATTTAGCTAGCTCATTACCACCGACGCTGACGGCGCCTGCAATCACACCATCAACCAAACCAGCTACCCATTTGATATCGCCATTGGCAATGCCAATAAAAATACCAATCACTGCACCAACGCCGAGGGCAATAATTGGTAAATATTTGTTGCTGAATTGAGTTTGTTTAATCGCCCAAACAACTAAATATGTTACTACGGCGATTGCCGCAATCGTGGTACCGTTAATAAATTGAATTAATTCCATCATTATTTATCACGCTTTCTATAATAGTCAATTATTTCTTGCTTCTCATTGTTTTCCCTTTTTAAAGCCTCATTTTCCTTTTTTAACTTGGTTTCAGAATCGCTGCTAGCGGCCTTGTTACTGTTCCACATCGTTAAGACCGCAACGAAAATTGAACCCGCTGTGGTAATTAAGGCCACGATAACAGCATCGCTCACCCCTAATCATCCCCAATTACAATTTCAAAAATGGTTGATCCTAAAACAAACATGGCATACATACTTTCAAAACTTACATAACGTTGCATTTCAAAATCATGAACGCTAAACGCTATCATGAAAAATAACCAGACAAAAGTAAGTGATCCAGTCATTAATGGCTTGTAATAATGTGTACGCAAGTTCCACAAAGAATACACCAGAGCGAGCGTTCCAACCACCGCCAGCATAAAAATCATAGGTGGATCATCCAACACATCAAGCAACGTTGGCTGTGGTGGCTCAAATGCAAAGGTATTATGCTTAATAATAAAGTAAATTCCTAAGCCATATGTTTCCATCGCTTTCCAGAACCAAAATCTATTTTTTGCTAAATGTTTTAGCATAACATCACGCTTTCGTTGATGATGTCGGAAATTCTTGAGTAAGAATAGTTTTAACTGCAGATTTTACATCTTCATAACCGATTGATCCGATAGTTTTATCTTTGAAATCAGACTGGTCGAAAGTTGAGCTTAATGAAATATAGTTGCCGTTATTGCTTATGTCCGAGTACGCCGTCAGACGAACAGGCGCATCGTTCTGGACGAAGAACTGGTAGTTTGAGTAGGCTAAAGTTGGCATCAATTTTGGTAACTTCTTAATAGCTAAAGCGGATAGTTGTTTCTTGGAAAGGTCATCAAACGTTGTTCCAGCTTCTAAATCATCAGCCACAATTGTCAAATTTGCGCTAAATTCTAGTTTGTCGGTCTTACCATGAAGGCCAACTACCACGCTGTCAGTATTTCCGGTTGATGTTTCCATTTGATATTGGATACTTTGATTAATAATTTGCATATTATTGTTCCTCCTTAGAATCTTTTGCAAACGCCTGTTCTAATTGGTCATAAACTCGCTCGTACACAATCGCATCTTCCTTATCCAGTTCATAAGGATAGTCGTCCAATGACGCCTTCAGTCCTTTGAATCGAGCAGAGTACTCACTGAAATCAATATTTGCAAGGTCGTCTGATAACTCGTTCATTTCAGAGTTAAGATCAGCCTCAGGACCTTTTCCAAGTTTCGAAGGATCCTTTTCGTCAGCTAGTTCTGGTTTTGGAATTAATTTTTCACTACCATCGTCTAGTGTCTTTAAATTACCATCTTTATCAGCTTCAAAGTATTTTTGCTGAATTTCTACTCGATCAGCAACGTATTCTTCTTGCTTACTGGCAAGTTTACGAATAAGAGCACTACGTCCTAAGCTTGCCTTACCTTTTAATTTGAATTGCCCCAGTGTGTTAGCAATGCCTGCAAGTTCACGATTCTTAAAACTAATAGTTGTTTTCATAATAAATTACTCCTTCTTTACAAATGATAAGTTGTATAAACTGCAATGGTGCCGTTTGAACGTATTTTTGTAGGGACGATTAATTTTTGACCATTAAGTGCTCCTAGCACCTTAGAGGCATTAATAATGCCACCATTTCTAACTAAATAGGTTTCGTGGCTTCCGAATAACCATCCAGCTTTTAGATTGCTTGACCCAAAGAATGGGTATTTGATTCCATTCATACCAATCCATGCAAACTTCATTAGTTGGTATGCATCTTTAACGTCGATGCCACCACCGTCAAATCTTAAATTTTTGTGTAACATAACATTGTCATTGAACCAGAATCCACCCCATGGCATACCAAAGTCACGGGCTGAACTATTACGGGTCCAGCCAAATTTTATACCATAGTTACCATTCGGATCACCTTCATTTTGGGCACCCCAGGACATGAACTTACCATCAGAGTTAAGGTCAAAGTCCAGGCCCCAGTCGTTGGGATGTTGAACCGAATTGTTAGTGTGAATTTTACCAATAGCCTTACCGCTTCTATCCGTAGTGTACAATCCATCAGTACCAATCTTAAGTGTCTGCAAGGTTGAGTTCATCGCAATAAGCATCGACCCTGCTATCAATTTATCAGCAGTAATGGAGTGAGCAACGATATTTGAGCCATTAAGGTTATACACATTGATCTTAGCAGCGTTAATAGAGCCAGCGGTTAGCTTGTTAGCACTTAAGTTAGCAATCATGGCGTCCTTAATAACTGCGTTATCAATGTAGGTAGCAGCAGTAATGCGCAGTTTGTTACCGTATATTGTTGTTCCTTCAGGAGAGACGTTAATCGCATTAATAACGCCGTCTTTGGAAACCTTAAGATTGATGTCTGAAGCCGTTTGCTGAAACTCTGTCCAGCTAGCATTATCAGGAACAAACGAACCAACACTAGCTGCGTTAACAAGCATAGGGGCTATCACAGCTAAGTGACCCCCACCATGGACATCAACGTGAAGAGCAACATAAGCTGTTCCTGCTGGCGGAGTTTGGTTCTCTATCTTGACCAATGTTTGCTTATGCAAGACGGTTACACGTTTAGGGGCATATCCAATGCGTTTCATCGATTTGTCATACCAATCTAAAACCAACTGAGTACTAGCACCAATCTTATCGACATTGAATATCGCACTGCCTGAATACACAGATTTAGTATCTGGAACATAGATCTTCTTTGAAACTATACTATTCCATAGATTGGTGTTAACCGGATTGGATATTGGGATGTTACAGCATATTCCTTGGTAGCCATTCCACCAAGACCATGCATAATCAGACGAATACCAATTAGAAGCTTTATCTGAGGTCCATGTTGAGCCATCAAATTTGTCGTACTGGAATTGTGAATTAGCAATCAGATTCCGCTGCCCAAGAGTATTAACTTGCCCGACAACAGAAGTTATCTGGTTATCTAATTGTGTCATCTTTGACTGGTAAGTGTGATTATCTACTTTTCCACGTACAGTTGTTTGAATGGAAGCCACAGTTTGAGAGATGCTAGAAACTGCGTCAACGGTTGCGTTGTCAGCAGGATTTACTGAAAAGTCAGTAGCTCTACTTCCTCGTTCTAGTTTAGGCTTTAGTAAATAAACAGACCCGCCGACGTTAGCCGCCGCTCCAGTTCCGAAGTACGGAATTATTCGGACATTATTAACTTGTCCACCAACAGTTGCCGTAAAAGTAGCTGAGTAGTGCCTCCAATAAGGGCTTGTCGTGCGAGTTATGGACACACCTTGATACGTATGGTCCTTATCCCAATTAAGCCACAATGTCCAGGAAACAGGCTGTTCAGAGGTGCCTAGACTATGAGCCCATATACTAATCGTGTAAACTTGTCCAGCATTTAGAAATAGATTTGTGCCAGGCCAATAAGGACCGTCAGAGTTTTTCCCATCAACATTATTAAAAATATGAGCCATTCTATACTGGCCACTATCTGAAAATTTATCCTCAATATTGAAACCTTTTCCGCCACCGGATCCAGCCCAAACTTTCCAACCGTCTAAAGTACGTGTGTTACGTAGTAGATTAACGCCCACTGCACTATCAGTGACCTGTTGCTGAACTGTCATTAAAGTGCTATTAAATTCCGTAGCACTCGCTTGCAATTGACTAATGTTGTGCTGGTTTGTGGTATTGTCAGAACTTAGTGAATCAAAATCAGCACTCAAAGATTTGCTTGTTGCTTGAAGTGTACTAATATCAGTAGATTGCTTACCGAGAGTATTGTTAACTTTTGTAAATTGACTCTTAAACGAACTGGAATCGGCTTTTAAGTCGTTAATACTAGTCGTATGCCCATTAACCATAGTTTTGACACTTGATAAAGTTGCATTAATACCATCAGCGGTACTGTTAATCTTATTTTGTGCCCAAGTTTGAGTAGCGTAACCGTTAAGGTCTTTCTGCTCAATTTTCTTAGAAATATCAAGTTTCATGCCGTCCACAGTTTGTGAAAGCTTGGAGACCGCAGTAACCGTAGCAGTTTCTGTCGGATTAAGACACCAATCCGTAGCATGAGAACCAAGTTCAAGTTTTTCTTCTTTTACCGTGCAAGCGAAATCATCAGAAAAGTGCACAACATGCGGAGCTATATAAGATATGCCACTAGGAATTGTGAACGTATATGAAACTTTACCCGATGAAGAATAAGCACCACTAGGAAACCACCCAATATAATTTTTATCGCTGTCGTATCCCCAATACCCAAGAACAAAAGAACCCGTTAATTTTGTAAAATATATTGAGTAGGTATAGGTGCTCCCTACATTAACCGCAGGTTGCGATCCTGGTGGAAAGTTACCCCAACCCCAACCGGGGATAGTTGAAAAGTCACCGGTGTGTGACTGTTCTGACGAACTCGTTCCTACTAGTAAGTTAGTCCCGACAGCACTATTTTGAACCTGTGTTTGAACCGTCGTCATAGTGCTATTCAGTTCAGTGGCAGTTTGTTTAAGTTGACTGATATCATTCTTGTTAGTCGTGTTATCAGTTGTAAGTGTGTTAAATCCACTGGTTAATTCTTTTGACGTGGCTTGCAAAGTGCTAATGTCGGTTGTTTGTTTACCTAAAGTATTATTAACCGTTGTAAATTGGCTTTTAAATGAACTGGAATCGGCTTTCAAATCGTTAATATCTGTGGTTTGTCCGTCAACAGTATTCTTGATACTGGACATTGTTCCGTTGATCCCATCAGCGGTAACATTAATCTGGTTTTGCGTCCACGTCTGAGTTGCGTAACCATCAAGATCAGTCTTAGTCAGTTTGGTAGCTAGACCATTTTCTAACTCGGCAATAGTCATGGTTGATCCGTTAGTTAAAGTCTTATAGCTCTGACTGACCGCTCCAGCTATCTGCTGGGCATCTTTAGAATCAGCGGCAGCAGAAGAAGCCTGTTTAACTGCATCACTAGCGTCGTTCTGAGCATTAAGTGCACTAGCTAAGGCACTACCAGCTTTTTGGTCAACTTTGCCGAACTCCGAAGCTGTAGAATTTGCTGCGGCAACTGCAGAATTAGCGTCACTTTGAGCACTTACAGATCTGTCTAGTGCTTGATGAGCTAGGGCATTCGTATCATCATACTTCGAAGCTAACTGGTCAGCTTTATCTGATGCACTTTTAGCATTTTCAACCGCGGTTTCGGCTTCCTTTTTAGCTACATCAACTTTTGCGTCTATCTCGCCAGGGTTCAACGTAATCTGTTCCCAACGACCATTGACCCATTGTTTGATAGACCACTTGTCTGGATCACTATTACTTTGGTCAAACCATAAGTCACCCTCATTGGCACTCACGGGTTCTTTTTCACCGTAGTAATTCGTATTCTTACCATTTGCACTTGACGCTGCAGCGTCAACGGCTTTTTGAATACGTTGCACCTTGCTATCCAAACTAATTTGTAGATGTGTGTACTGATCCACAATATTCAAATCACCACAAGTGGCCGTATACCCAATACGCTTACCAGTCACATCAAACTGTTCTTCAAGTTGAATAATTCTGATTTTACGCTTGAAATTTAACGCTTCATCAATTGCTAAAATCCAGTCTCCGACTTTAGGCGCTTCATAGTTCGGATAACCAGCGTTCTCTAAGTCATAGATGTTCATGGTCATTGACACGGCATAGGTCGCATCAACCTGCTTTTTTAAAGCGGCAATCAAGTTATCTGCAATTGTGTATCGTTCATCGACAATCGGGTCCATCTCTAAGTCGCCAAACTGCTTGGCTAACTCACTGCGATACTCAACTTCTAATCGACCCTTACTTTGGTCTTCAGCATCTTTGAAAGCACCGTACCCCTTAGCATACGTCGCAAAATCGGATATTTTCATTTCTTCCGTGAGATCACTAAGGTTAATCCCTTTACGGGCAAAACTGGTCAGGTCACTACCAATCTGTTTAGCAATGTGAACCGTCTCATTGTGCACTTCAAATTCAACGCCAGCCTGATCAATAATGTCGTTAAATAAGTCTAACTTATTTTTATAACCCCAATTTTCTTTTTCAAATGCTGGTACGGTAGCATCATTCTTGTAGGTATAACCGGATTTGTCAAAGAGTTGCCCTAAATAAAATGAATACTCATGACTACCCGTGTATTGTGCGTGCAATGCTACTTTGGAAAAGTCCCAAAAAAACTGTTGTACCGCATCAAAAACAACGGTATTGGTATCATCACTCAACTTCTTATACGTAATGACATACTTTTCGTTATCGAGATTTAACCACCAGCCGTAGTCTAAACCGTTCAATACGTCATCACCGGCAAACACTTCACCAGTTAACGATAAACCGCCGTTGACGCTAGTCTTTCTCGTGATGGTAGCTTGGCCGAAATGAACCGTTCCACTTGAATCATAAAACTTAATCAATAATTTTCACCTCACCTTCCTAAATATATAAATCACACAAATTCTTGATCTGAATGTCCGCACTGATTGAACATACTATCTTGTTAGCTGCACCGGGATGCAGGATAAAATACCCCGCATTGGTTTTATCATTAATGTTCTGATTGCCACGAGTATTATTCATGCCCGATAACGTATAAACGTCACCAGCAACTACTGGGCTAGTAACTATCAATGATTGACCATCGACTGTCAACGTAAACCCACCAGCAGACGCCACCTTAGCCGTCACGACAAAATAAAAAGCCTGTTCTAGCTGTGAACAAGCTACTGTACCGTTATAAGTTATTGATTGGCCACTAACTAACGTTTGCGACCGTGGCTTACTCTCACCATATGGCAATTCGAATGTCTCAAATTCCAGTGACCAGGTGTAGTAAACGCCCTTACCAGTCCGCTCGATAATTGATGGTAAGTTGGTATCTGTTCGATACACTTTAAACCGTTTCTTATCAACAGTTTGTGCTGGCATCACAAAGTCTTTGCCACTCTCACGCACGTCATACAAGTTTCGACCACCGTAAATGCGTGTTAAATAAATGGATTCCGTTTGTGACAAAGCCGCGTTAACTTTATCTCGCACATCATCCACTTGTTCCAGGCTTTTAACCCAATACAAACCATTGATTGTAATCCTCTTCACGACATGCCGGCCCCCATAATCTAATGAACCGGCGCGCCCATCAAAACTCTTAGTAGTTCTGGTGATTGTTGGCGCCGATTCTTCGAAGTTGAGCACTTGGAAGCCGAAGTCACTCAACTTATGTTCAGTTCCATTTAAGTTTGTAATTAAAGCATCCATTTGCTAACCTCCTTGTGGGAAGAATCGATTTAAATTGTGTTCCCGTGAATCCTTTTGTTTAATCAAAGTCCGCAGCTTTTCACCAATCATATCGTTGTGCACTTCAAATGTTGGTTGTTGGTCATCAAGTTTATTCAAGATTGCTTCCAGGCCCGCTACGATTGCTTGTGTACTGTCGCTATCACCCAAGTTATAGTTGATTGTGGTATTATCTCCGCCAATTGAGTCATTGATGGCTTTCGAAGCTTGGATAATTGATGAATTAGCCGGAATAGTACCAGCAGCATACTGTGAGACACCAAACATTTTGGCCGTTAATCCCGCTGGAATAACTTGCGTTCCTTTTGGTGCATTCAGATAGACATTACGTCCGTGTGGAATAAACGCTGGATGCCCAGGATACTTGACAGCTTCACGGTATACTGAACTTTCTTCGTCATTAACAATGATTGGATTACCATCGGTACCCGTTGTACCTGTTGCGTGCCGAGTAATTTTACGAAAAACAGTTGTAATGAAGTGAGTCACGTTCCCCATTGCATTCCAGTGGCTTAGAGTACGGATTGCGCTACTGATTGGACCAGAAGCGCAATCGTGACCACGAGCAGTCTTGTCTCGCATACCGGTTCCATTGTAGCGACCTAACGAACCTTTAGCGCGTCCCATAGCACCGCTTGCTGAATCATATCCGCGAGCGGTTTTTCCACGCATGCCTACCCCGTTGTATCGATCAAGTGACCGGTGAGCACCATTAATTGGACTAGATGCAGCGTCATGTCCATGAGCAGTTTTGAGTGCCATATTAACGCCGTTATACTTCATTGCCGATTTACGTGCACCGTTCATTGAACCTGAGGCCGAATCCTTACCTTTTGCAGTTTTAGTCTGCATCTTGGTTGAATTAAATTTATCTAGTCCCTTTTTGCCGCTCTTGGCAGGACCAGACGCCTTATCAGTAGCCTTAAGTACCTTACCAGTTACCTTAACTCGGCCAAACTTATCAACTGAAATTTTAGCTTTACCAGCGTTCTTGCTAGCATTGTCTTTCGCTAACAGGTTTTTAGTAGTACTCTTTGGCAAATCCTGATATTTTTTGTAATCTCCAGTGACTCTTTTAATAACGCCCGTAGCGCCCTTGTCGTTTGCAATTAACCGTTTTTCACGTTCTGGTAAGCTATTCCAATCCTTAAGGTTTTTAACGCCTTTAGCAACATCTTCGGCACCCTTAGCTTTAGCCATGACCGTCTTCATTTGTGGCGTTAAGTTGTTCCAATCTTTAATACCAACCGTAGCTTGCTTCATAGCTGGCGACGCATTATCTTTAATAACAGCCTTCTTTTCGTCAACCGTGAGTTTGTTCCACGTCTTCGCCTGATTCATAATGCCGAGTAACTCTGGCTTACCCTTGGCTGTGATGATGGCCTTCTTTTCAGCAGGAGTAAACTTGCCCCATTGCTTGCCTTTTTGAAGCAATTTGGCTAGATCATCGCCACCTTTAGACTTAATCATCGCCTGTTTCTCTTTAAGCGTTAAACCATCCCAGCGTTTGGTCTGAACAGCCGCAACCCCAACCATGGCCGCGGCATTGGAGCTCATCTTTCCTTGTTTAACCAGTAGCTTCATCTGGTTCCATTTGTCCTTAGATTTAGCGGCTTTATTGACTTCGCCCTGTGCATTGGTCTTAACTTTTCCAGTCTTGGAATCAAATACTAAGCTATTCCAGGTATCGGCTGCCGCCTTAGACTTCTTACTCATATTGCCAGTTTCAGCAACCACCAAGGATGTACTCTTACTCATGTCATCATTTTGCCGTTTTACAATCGCCGCTGCTTGCTTGTAAGTGTAGCCAACATTTAGTAAATCCTGCGTAATTTGGGCTTTCGAAGTTCCATTTGCCTTATCCAGTTTATAGATTGCCGCAGCCATACCATCTGTTGTTGACTTATGAGTAGCTTGTAGATCAGTCATTGCTTTGCCATATTGTGACGCAGAAATTTCACCTTTATCGTACATGGACTTGATCTGCTGGCTCTGATCATTGTAAAGCTTATTTTCTTTCTGCATTGAAGACGTCAATTGATTAATGGTCGTATCACGTTGCTTACGGGTCATGTTACCAATATCCCCATTCAATGCAGCTAGAACGTTCTTCTTAGCACTTCCACCAATTTTTAGTAGGCTAATTTCATCGCTATTCATTTTACGTTGGCTATTGAGCAATGCAGTTCGTTCCGTATCACTTAAACCAGACATCTTGCCATTGTGGTTTTTGAGTATAGCTTCCGCGTTATTGTAATTTTCCTTAGCATCGGCCAATACTGTAGCATTATGCTTCTTGCGATCAGCGATATCTTCTTTTAAGTCATCTTGAACAGAGTCGGGTAGGCCCTTCATATCCTTCTGCATCTGCTGGATAGTGTCTTTGGAATCCTTCTCCATCTCCGTATACATATCACTGAAGTCTTTAGCAACCTTCTTCGTGCTAGTTTGACTAGCTGTTTCAAAGTCAGTCAAAGACGTACCCGCGCTAGTGCTAAATCCTTTAAATTTAGTCAGTGCGGAATCAGCCTGTTCACCGACATCTGAACCCCACTGCCGTGTTCGTGCAGCGCTAGCTGCCGCTTCCTTACCATAGAGTTGCCAGTAAGCCACACCGGCTACAGCTGCTAAACCAACACCGGTCACCGCTGCACCCGTCACACTTAATGAGGTTCCTAATACACCGGCGCCAGCTTCGGCCGTCGTAAAGGCACCTTTAAGCAAGCCGAACGTTGACTTAGCCGTTGATGCCGAGCCATTTACAGTATCAACACTTCCCTTGAATGCTTTGAAACCACCACTGGTAGCATCAGTCGCACCTTTTAACATCGCGAGTGATTCTTTAGCTGCTTGATTCTTCGCGTGCCATTGTGCGGTAGCGCTAATAACTTTAACAATACCGCCACCAAATGTTCCAAATCCACCGACGATATTACCCAGCATACTCAATACTGGGCCACCAGCAGCAGCTAATAGGGCAAACTTAATAATTGTATTCTGAGTGGCATCATCCATCTTCGAGAAGCCTTGAACCATATCCGTGGCTTTCTTAACTAACGGTGTTAGTTTTGGAATTAACTTCTCACCGATTTCAATTCCTAGCACTTTTAATGACGCAATCAGTTTCTTGACATTATTTGCCGAAGTATTGCTCATTTGCTCGGCAACTTTCTTAGTCGCACCACCAGCGTTCTCAGTATCTTTAGTCAAGTCACGCAGGCTCTTAGAACCGGCCTTAACTAATGCGTTAGCAGCAGCTTGGTTCTCACGTCCGAATGCTTGGGCTAAGGCCTTACCACGTTCAGCGTTTGACCAGCCCTTAGTGCCATGTGTGATATCATCAATTAGTTGCGGTAAATCGTGTGAGTCATGGGCCAGTTGCTTCGAACTAATGCCCATACTCTTGAATCCCTCGGTGTTTTGCTTGGTTGGCTTAATCAAACTAGTCAGCATACCACGTAAATTAGTCCCAGCTTTTTGGCCTTCGATTCCTTGGTTACTAAGCTCACCAACAGCCGCCGCAGTTTGTTCAACGCTGAGACCCAAACTAGAGGCAACCGGCCCGACGTAGCTCATCGCATCAGACATATCACCGAAGCCAGCCGCAGTCGCATTGGCCGCGTATGTCAGCGAATCGGTAACCTGCTGAGTGTTCTTCATCGTCCCAGCCGTTGAGTTAGTCTTTAACCCGAACTGTTCAACGATTGACGCTGTGGCATTCATGACCGTACCCATATCTTCACCGGAAGCCATGGTAGCGTCTAAGATAGACGGCATTGAGCCCAAAACTTGGTTAGTGGTATAGCCACGCCGAATAAGTTCCGCCATGCCGTTGTTGATTTCAGTAGTCGAGACACCGTACTTCATCGACATCTTTTTAGATGCATCACCCAACTGATCCAACTGTGACCGGTACTTAGCGGTAACTGCGCCCCCATTAGTCAGCAGAGGCCCCATGGACTTGATTTGCGAATCAAAAGTGATAGCGGATTTAGTTGCAATGGCTAAACCAGCCGCAATTGGGGCGCTAACTTTGCTGGTCATCGTTGAGCCGATGTTCTTCATCGATGTACCAGTCGCTACAGCGGCCTTGCTAACTTTATTTAAGCCACCGGTAAAACCAGTTTGCTCAACGCGTGCTTTAGCAATTGCCGCTGCATTATTCTTGTACTGAGTTTGTAATGAGGCTAATTTAGCATTGGCATTCTGCAATTGAGTTGCTAGCTTAGCTGTTTGCGCGGTTGGTTTACCATCGACCAGCGAATCCTTGTACGCTTTACCCAGTTTTTCAACAACCCGCTGCTGACTCATCATTACTTGTGACAAGCCTTTAGACTTAGCTGATAGGACGTCAAACCGGCGGCCCGATTGACCGAGTACGGCCATTGATGATTTCATCTCAGCCATTGCATACTTAACTTCACGTTTAGCACCGGTTAACCCTTTACCAAACGCAGCGTGATCCAGCCCTAACTCGATGACCATGCGGCCTAATACTTCATCTGCCATTTATTATTCCTCCCTTCATTAAGATTTTCTAGCAAAGTCAAAAAGACTCATGACAGGCTGATTACCAGGGTTTACCCCCACAGTCCCCGGTTTAACTCGGGTCCCACTTTCAGTCTGCTGAGTCTGTTCAGTCGTTGCTTCGATTATTTGCGACAACAATTGAAAATCAACATCATTTAATACGCTCGAAAGTGTGTAGCCGGTGCGGTTTTCAACAATTGCGCCGACTGCTGATAATACTCTTTTGCGGGCTTCTTTGATGGTTATTCCGGTGTCGTCGCCATCTGTAGCTTTTTTGGGTTTACACCAGCTACTTTGCAGATAATTGTGAAAGTACGGTCATCAAAATCAATCGCATTGAATCCATTCCAAATTGCATCCGTCGTTACCAATGGATCAGTAAATACTTTGGCTAGAAATGCTACTCGTTCTTCAAAAACATCACGCAATTTACGATCTGAGTTATCGGTTTCAATTAAGTCCAATGCGTCCAAGATACGGCCTGCCGGAATGAACGATTCCGTGAAGGTCTGCTTTTTACCATCAATAAGTAATTCCATCTTTAGTGGTGTACTCATAGTCTTTCCCTCCATACACACAAAGCCGCCCCAATTGGTATTGTTGATTTATCGGCGACTAGTGGTTAGTTATTCAATATGTTTTTCAGAATTATCCATTACTTGGAGTTGTATCGCTACCTGCTGGATCAAACAATTGCTTTTCAAACTTCGTAACAGTCGTTGCATCCTTAGTGGCATCGCCCACAAACTTCTGCATCACTTCGCCGTTAGTAGCTGTGGCAATCGAACTAATTGGCGTAAAAGTCCAGGCATCAGCTTCTGGTGTAAATGATTTAGATGAATCCAGCGTGCTCAAGCTAATCTTATCCCGCGTAAATGTTCCCTTGAAGAAACCAACTAACGCAATTTCGCCAGTGTCTTCTTTGGATTCCATTTCAATTGAGCAATATGGTGGCAACGTATCTTCACCACCATAGCTGATCTTGTCATCATCGACACGGAACCCAGCCAATAGGTCAGCACTAACTTCCGGTAAATCTAAAATACCGAGTGCTACCTTGGTGTCACCCAAGCCTTGACGTGACAAGTAGTAATCGATATTAGACCCCGGTACTTTCACTGGGTCTTTAGCTAAGCCACTGATTTCAGCAGTGGTCGTAGCCCCTTTGTGTGCCTGACCTTCAACAATAATCAGGTCACCTTTTTTCGTGCCGTCTTCGGCAAATGGTTGAATCTTTAATCGTTTATATCCTACAAACATAATTACATCTCTCCTTAATAATTTGTGTCATACAATTTAGTGTTACCGCGGTATCTGCGAACATCAACAAAGCGGTTAGTTTCAGTCATGAATTCATCTAATTCGTTCTGAGCACCAGCTAATCTTGAAAAGCCCAAAGCAAGCATTTCGTTTTGAATTTCACGTGCCACAGCATTACGTGCCGGTCGACTGATAGATTCAACATTGACTTGAAACGTGAATTGCACATTCAAATAATCATCACTGCCAACAGCCGCTGGTACCGGTGGTCCGACAGGTGTAATCACAACAAATAGATTGTCGTGGTCAGCCGTTTCCGGGCTTTCAAAATAACTAATTCGATGACTGCCATCACCAGCCAATGTCAGTTTTGCAATTGTTGCATTTGCCAACAACGCGGTATAAATAGTTGCAAGCATATCCTTGGTTTCGGTCATAGTAGTTTCCTCAATTCAGCTTCTTCAAGTGCCTTGGCAGGGCCACGGCTACTATCAAATGCACCTTGAACTTTACCCATGCCTCGTGGATGATAGGTTTTGCTGAACCGTGTATATCCGAGCTCATTCAGATGGACTAATCGCCAGCGAGATCCCGCATGCCAACCAATCTTAATCGTCCGTACGCCGCCCCGACTATGAGGGTTACCGACTGATACTTGAAGAACTGTTTGACCTGTGTCACGATAGCTGGCGACCGCATTCTTTAACTCAACTGCTACACGCCTACCAGCCACTCGTAGCGCATCGTTTTCAGCACGATTCAGTTTTGCTGGACTCAGTTTCTGGGACAGCTTGTTGATGACTTCATCAACGCCTGTGAACTTAACCGTTACTTCCGTCATTTAGTCACCCCCAGCACAATTTTTACGAACTGGTTATTTTCTAAATCTGGTGCTACCTGGATAACGTTCCAAACAATCGGTTGACCAGTGGCATCTAGATAGCGGCGGTCGTCAATGACCACGGTGTCTTTAGTTGTCGGGTCAAATTCACCAAAAGTATCACGGATTTTTATCGTTGCGCCGTACTTGGATTCGTGAGCCGTTAGCACCGTGCGATCCTTGGTTGATGGGGCATAAACTAGTCCTAGGCACTCAAAAATTTGCTCGGTTTGACCACGTCCTGGTTCGGGTCCCGTATTCTTGACGGTACGAAAAAAACGAACCGGCGTATTAAGCTGATTCGTTCTTATTGGTGGTGCTTTATACTCAAACTTCGGTCGGTTCATCTTCATCATCCCCCGGTTCATAGCTGGTCAAGGACGCAGACAATAAGTCGTCCAAAAAATTAGCGTCGAAAAACTCGACTTGGTCATTGTAAGCGTATCGTGCTCGTTCTAAAACTAGCTCGTCATACACATCATCACCGGCGTTACTGGCAATACCAGTAATATCGGTGATACGCTTCTGACTTGCATTCAGAATTCGCGATAAATTCGCGTCCTCGGCTTTGTGATAAATCTTCATACGCAGTTTGAATCGATCTAATAATGGATTCATCTTTTCATCTGCCATTTAATCACCCCACTAATGCTAGTAAATCGGCCTTCAACGTAGCTCCAGTGTGGTCGATTCCGTTAGCATCTAACCAAGCAGTGATTTCAGCTACGGTACTGTTCGCGGTAGGCTTAGTTACCCCGGTGTCCGGGGTCGCTATTTTCCCGCCGTATCAGTAGTGGTAGCTGTTTCCAACGCTAAGTCATAAACGAAAGCGACGTTGTTATCTTTGCCCTTGCCATATGCAAATTGCTTAGCAGTGTACAGTGTGCCGTCTTCCATAGCCAAAGTTTCAGTGAACTTCTTGATGTTTACAGCACCAGCCACATACGCATCGTAACGATCAGGAACAAAGGCAATCAGCTTACCATTTGGTACGTATTGAGATTCAACAATTTGGATTCCAAATGGATAAGCCAGTACCCATTGGCCATTGACGTTTTGCATCGTCATGGCAGCTTCCATGTCCAACGAAATCCCTGGGGTAACGACTAAGACCGTCTTACCCTTGGCAACGTATGGCTTACCATTTTCCTTAACTGATAACTTCTTGACAATACCAGCTAATTCCTTCTTAGCAGTTTCGGTGTCCTTTAAAGTAATTGAACCAACAGACGCCTTTTGAGCATAAGTAGTCGTGTCACCGCTAACGGTCCCCTTGGATAAGTCAGAAATCAAACCGATTGGTTTATCGTTACCGTCACCAACTAAGAATGCTGATTCGAGGGCTGCTGCAAATGCTTCGGTAATTTGAGCCATCACGAATTGCTTGATCCAAGCTGCACCAAATTCTAAGATATCGTTTGGCAATGCCACAAACGCCGTCAGCTTGGATTGAGTAGCCGTTTGATCATCAAACTTAGCTGTTAATTGACCTTTGATTTCATCGAAAACTTTACCCCAAACAGCCTTACCGCCTGTTTCATCGGTCTTTAAAAACTTCAACCGTAAACCAGTCGTTTGTAACTTAATAGTTTGCAAGAATGGATGTTGATCAACTAAGTCTTCAAAGATTTGGTCTACTGTCGTTTCTGGTAATGTTACTTCGGTCTTTTCAGTGTGGGATAAGTCACCGGCCGTTAAAGCGTTAAAGAACTTAACTTCATCACCCGTCATTGATGGATCTTTACGTTGAGCGTTCAGCACATCATCCGTCTGTAAGTGAACTTGATTCTTGATTTCAGCCATGGTATCTTCACCAAGCGCGTCCATCATATCAGTAAAGCCCTGTGCTTGTTTATCGGCATCCGTGCTATTCTTCATCAATTCTGCATAAGCCTTCCGCTTAGTTGAAAAATTAGTAAAAGTTTTGGGATCAAATTTAATCATTGTTTTTTCCTTCTTTCGTAAATTAAAAAGCAAACGGATCAACAAATTTGTTTTCCGCTTGCTTTGTGGGTTGAATATTTAATTTTTGTACGACCGCGTTTGAAATACGGTCAATATCAGTATCAGATAAATCAGGAGCTGGCTTGACTAACTCGGCAATCTTATCAATCGCCGTTTGCGGCAATAGCCCAGAACCACCATCCGCTACCAATTGAATCTTATCATCAGTAAACATAACTTCGTCTACGAATCCAAGCTCCTTTGCTTGATCGGCATTCAAGTAGGTTTCAGAGTCCATCTTAGCCAACAAGTCGTCCATCGGTAACTTCGTTTTCAATTGATAAGCATTGGCCATCGCTTCATTGAGTTGTTTTAACATGTCCGACAATTTGTCCTGATCATGATAATCACCATAAACTCCAGCTGCAGAGTTATGGATCATAATTTGGCCAACCGGACTGATTCGTGTTGGATTACCGGCCATTGCGATCACGGACGCGGCACTTGCAGCCATGCCCATAATGTTGACCGTGACCTTACCGGAGTAATTCATCAGTGCTGTATAAATTTCACTTCCAGCAGTTACTAAACCACCGCCGGAATTAATATCAACTTCAATATCTGAACCATCATCTGGTAATGCATCAATAACATCCTTAGGAGCGGTACTGTCCATTTCCAACATGTCATAAATCCACTTGTCATCGTTACTAATAATCGGACCCTTAACGTTAATCTTCTTCATTATTCTCACCACCTTTCGTTGTATAATTCTTGGTCATCACTATCTGGTCACCGTCTTCACGTGGTGGCAGCCCAACTGCTGACCGAACCTCGTTTTGAGTAACCATACCTGACGAACCAAGCTTGTCGATTTGTTCTGCTAGTTCAATTAGTGTTGGTCGATTAATACCAATTACTTCAACTTGTTTGCCATTCTTTAAGTAATCTCGCTGACTGAATGACTTAGCGTTTAGCTCTGACTGAATCTTAGTTAATAACGAACTCAAGCACTGCTTATTGAACAGTTTTTGATTTTCAGCAGTTTCAGCAGTTTCACCATGAATTAACGCCGGTGGTACTCCCACCAGCCGGGCAACATGGTCAATGAATGCCAGTAACACGCCGTTACTTTCATCAAACGTCTGATTTTTGCCTACCCCGTTCGATACTTCGTTATATTCAAAGCCATTTGTGATTGGTACTAGTGCAACAGAGTTCTTGCTGAACGATTGGAAAATCTTGTCGATAAACTTCTGCAGCTTGTTGGCTTTACCGTCATTAACACCAGCCGTTAAGTCAGCCTTAACGGTCGCTCGAATTTGATTGTTACGAAGTTCTAGCTCATACATTCGGCCAAACAACTCGCCATAGTCTCCCCATAAACCAGTCAGATAGTGCTCTAACTGGTCGTTTGAGTATCTCAGGTAAATAACATCAGACATCGGGAAGGAACGCTTAAACGTGTATTCTTTGACTGTAACATTATCGAAAACATCTTCATATACTGCATACTCGTGACGACTAAAATCATCAGCAATTAATAAATCACCATCGTCGTCTTGAATCACCAGCACCTCGTTGTAATAAATCAATTGGTAGATAAAATGCTGCCAAAAATCACTGGCCGATTCGTCAGTATTTGGTCGGACATTGAGCTTGTAATACATCGCATCTTTAACAGGTAACCCCTTGTTCATCACACGAAACTCCGACTGGCTAACCGCCCGGCCTACGTAATTGATCACTGTGTCAATCGCCATGCGCTTTAAGTAGGCTCGGTTCTTAATGTCCTGGAACAAATCAAGATCATAAACAAAGCTGGAATCTTTTCGCCGCGTAAACAGGTCAAAGAAGCTATTAATTACACTCATATATTCACCTCCCTTCCGTTAGAAATCAATGTCGGCCAACATATCTAGCGATTCATTTACCGAGTAGTCGGGTAACTGGTCAACCAGATATTGGCCATATTCAAACGCTTTAAAGCCATCAGTTTTTCGCCGAATTTCTTCTTTCTTGCCGTATCGTTTGTTACCGTGGCTATCGGTCGAAACCAACACATTTTGAGTGTTCCACCGCAATAACGGGGTGTCACCCCAGATATATTGATGATTAGCAAACCCGGTTTCAATTCTCGGGGCTAGTAATCCATCAATCGCAGTTGGATTCCGAATCACGACCACCTCAAAGCCTGCATCTTCAAAGAACTTACGAAGTAAATCCGCCCGGAAATTATCCATGACAACTTTCTTAATGATGAAACGTTTCCGCTGCTCTAAGAACCAATCTACGACTTCTTGCGGGTCAATGGTTGGTGTGTCAACCACAGTCAGTAACCCGCGTTCTTCCCATTCAGCAATAGGAGGAGCAGACTGGGGGCGGTCTTGTGGCTTAGCTGAATATGCATAGAACTTATCGACAAATTGACGGCGGGCAAATTGATGGCTGATAAAGTATTGCTTACCATCTCGCTTGATAGTCAAACCATCTGCAGTAAAGTCGCGAATAGACGCGAAATCCACTGAGCCAATCGCTTCCATGCCCTCTAAATCATCGGGAACCGGCTTATTGGTTGCTTTAATTTGCTCATAAGGGGCAACCGACTTTTCTAGGTCTTCAACCTGGTAGTTCATGCGCTTAATAACGAACTCATCATAACCGGACGGGTCTAGTTCCAGGTCGTTATAGTCGTCCATAGTCTCCTGGTAAACGTCTTTGGCATAACCATTCATCGGCTTAGAAAATGATGGGTTAGCAAGCTCCCAGTTGCCTGGGTTGTCCATCTCTTTCAAACTATCCAACTCGCAAACAAACGGAAACATCGATTCAATGGGGGCCTTGCCGTCTAAAATCGCATCAGCTTTTGCTAATTCTTTATCTAGGTAGCCATCACGCACATAGCCCTTGGACCCAATCTCGAAAACTCGTGAGTCTCGAACTTTCCCAAGCCCAGAAATATGAACTTTGACATTTTGGTTATTGGGATAGGCGTGGATTTCATCGAAAATAACAAAACCATCACGCAAGCCATCTTTAGTATTCCCGTTAGAAGTCCGGTATCGTAGCGTCGAGTTGGTAGACTTCGAATGAACTTGCGAATTGGTCGCATAAAATTCGCCTTTCAACTCACTGTGCAAGTCGACCGCATCGTGAATCTCATCAACCGATGTTTTGGCCTGTTCTTCACTATTGGCGATAATGGAACCATTATAATTGCGGACCCCATGCAGTCGTGATAAAAGAAAAGATGAAATCACCGATACCCAGCCGTTCTTACCAGCCCCACGGCCAACGACTACCATGAACTTCCGAATTGCTCGCCGCTCAGTGGTGTGATCATATAAAAAAACGAACGCGGTTAAGAATTTTTCCCAGGGTGTAAATGGGAAAAACCACTTATCAGCGAACGTTAAACAGTCCTCGATTTTTTCTTCATCAAAATAATAATTTTTGTTAGTTAGAACGGTCTTTTCTATTAATTCCACGAGTTTTATTCGCCGCTTATTCAACCTGATAGAACCGTCTTTATAGGCCTGTAGGTAACTTTTAACATACTTCTGTTGAATCATACCAAGCCACCCTTTTCGTCGCTCGTAGTAGCTGTTTTAGACGCTTTAGGGGTGGTTTTAACGGGCTTAAAGTCCTTTTCAAGCGTTATTAGCGCGGAATTAATTCGATTTTTTTCGGAAACAGCCGGATTTGCTTTCCAATATGTCTGTTTGCCATTCTCGATTTTGACCATCACACCATTGGCAATAATGGCTTCATCAAGCTTATAAAAAGCGTTCAAAAGGCTGATATATCGGTCAACCTTCTCTTTCTCAACAGCTGATTTTTTATCGATTCGCTGCATCAATTCCCTTCTTATCTTACGGTGGTCCAAACCCCCACCCCCTTTCAAATTGAATAAAAAAAGCAATATTTTTCCGGAGTCGAGTCCTACCCACCGGTTCCCAGTTTTCTATTTTTCGCCAATTTTTTTGACCCCGGGGGCCTTGGCAATAAAAGATTTCCAGTCAAAAAAGATTGCTTTATTAATGTAGTAATAGCCAGTAAATTCTTCCGCCGTATTCATCCGTTTACAATAGTTCTTCGCTCGTCGTTCACTAAAATAAACGCGATGTGCAAATAATACATTCGCTTGTTGGTCACGCATGACTACGTAGACCACGACTTGCTTAGTGTTATCGGTTCTTGATCGCATTAGTCATCACTCCTTATCTATTGATAGAACACCTTACCAGTCTGTTGATTGATAAAGATCACATGCTGAATTGGCTTATAGTCGCTCTCCGATAATAAGAAGATGGTTGCAGTCATCATGCTAACTCCTGACTCATCAATATCTGTAGCCGTTACAAACAGATAACTACACGACACTACCTGAGCCTGCTCACCGTCAACATAGATCTCAGGTATCTTTTGCCCGTTGTTTATTGACCAAGTTATATCATGTTCCACCATTAATCCCACCTCTCATCCTTTGACCATCGGTTCTCTTTACGCTCATGCTTGCTTCGATAGTTCATGCGATGATATCGTTTGTTGTGACAGTCCTTGCACAGCGTCCGCAAGTTAGTCGGCTCGGTCCGCAGTTCCGGATAGTCAGCCAACTCTTTGATGTGGTCAACCTCCAGTACAACTGGACGACCATGGCTATCAACATCGCCATACCGTGTGACCTTACCATCACGCTTACACCACACACATTCATAGTGATCACGCTTAAGGATAGCAGCGCGCAGATGTTCCCACTCAACCGAACCATAGAATGCGTGGCATTGTTCAGTTGTCCAAGTCATTAGCATCACTTTGATTATTCATATGCATAGCCTCTATCGATTTTGTACACAATAAAAGCCCGAATAAATTATTCGAGCTTACTAATTATTTTCTGTGTATTTTCCTCTGATATAATTCTTCTGGGCAGTAATATTTCCCATATCCCGCCGGCCCTAAATGCACTATGTTATGGTCAATTTCCCAGCATCGTTGGCAAAATGGCGTACTATCTCCCTTTAACCAATACATACCATCTTTGAAGACAGCTTTATGTGCAAAATCGCTATTAAGTTGGGCTTTTTCAAGTTCAGACCTAAGCTGGGTATTCTCATCTAATAAATCCATTAACAGTCCTCGTAAATCACTTACTTGCTCAGTCAATTCGTAGTTCTTTATACGTTTAGCTATTTCCGCTATCGCAGAGATTGATTTTGAAACGTCCGAAAATGAGGCCATTTTTTTACACTCCTACTTCTTTTTGATGAATTTAGTATACTCTAATTGTCTTCGAAGCATGACATTTTCGCTAATAACCTTGACAATGTTACCAAGCATATCCGCTGAATTAATCATATCTTCGTCAGTCCCAAGATGTTTAATTTTCTCATGAACTTGAAATGCCTTCTTCAAAATCTTACTTTCAATCATCATGCTTCCTCCTAATCGTATGAGCAATCTTCATTTTTTTGCTTTCTAATTTAAATCCATCACACTATAAAGCTTGATATACCGGCTTATTTTTCAAACTAAAATCACCATGCCGTTTAACACGACACTTTCTATCCTTAATCTAACCGGGAGTCAGCCTGCATCCATTCAGGCGGCTCATACCCATGCTTGCTACTAATCGTTTTGACACTGGATAACCTCCTAATTTTACGTATTAAAAAAGCTCACAACTTAGTGAGCTTTTCTGTCTAGTCATCAAAGATACTTATTGTTGTAAATAAAAGTACCAATTGTGCAAATTGATCATAATCATAATTGTCAGAACTATATTTTCCATGCATAATTGTATTTCTTGTAAATGGAATTGGCCTCTCGGTATCTTTATTGAACCGCCATAGTTCCGTTGCTTTTTTCAAGGCCTTTAAATATATATAACCAGTAATCATGGATCCCATGGTTGAGTATGACATTTTTGTCACTAGTTTTGTTATCCTCGACGATTGCGTGTAATTTTTATTTTGAATTTTATTCGCATTAATTTGTGATAGTAACGACTTATCCATCATAGCAAAAATCTGTGGATATAATACTTTCCAGCCATCGCCATCACTCTCTATAATTCTTACACATTGAGCAATCAGCGTTTCATCATTAACTGTTTCTGTTTTTACTGACTTTAAATCACTAGCCAACACCCTACGATTAGCATACCTCTTCGAAAAATAAATATTAAAGTCGTCTGGTGAGTAATTAATCCATCTATCTGGATCCGTAATTAATGTGACATCCTCAAAACCTTCATTTCCAATTGCCCACCCACTAGCAAACAAACTATCCACAACCTTTACCTGTTTAGGATATCTCTCTTTTGTTATTTCATTTGCTTTGTTAAATATCTCCTGCATTCCCCGAGTAATAATTGATAATTGATTAGTCTGGCTGGCTAATATTACCTTCGATGCAGCTTTTTGCGCGGATGATATAGATTTACTCACCTGCTTCATCATATTGACTATTTCTTGATTATTCATTAAACATTCCTCCAAACTAACCTAACTATACAAAAACTCCCACCCAAAAGCGAGAGTCAGTTTGGAGATTGCCCGTTTTTGAGCCGCGCACGCGTTTAATGTACTTGGTAAGGATTTGCACCCTATAGTCTGCAGAACAATAATAGGGCCATCAAAGATGCTAGAAAGTCATACCCTACGATCAGCTGTGTCTACCTATTCCGCCACGGCACACCTTGAATAGTGTCACCCAAACCGCTAACAGTGACCTATAACTCACTGTTGCTTACAGTGTTCATGTATTTTTACACTCCGGGAACTATCCTTCTCCTAGGAATGATGGAATGAAAAAACGCCATACCTTTTGGCATGACGTTAAATATTCAAGAAAATTATTTATAAACTTGTTCTCCATTCTGATATCGGAGTACTGCCGCAATCTCTGCGGGAGACGGAAAACCAGGCTTCGTATTAAAGTCAACCTCACCAGACTCTTGTGCAGCCTTCAAACTATTTCGTACTAGTTCATAATTTGGGATCGTTAATCGTTCAATCGTATCCAGTAAATTTGCCAAAGCTTCTGCATCCGAAGCTTCGTCAATCATTCCTAATAAATTTATAAATCCACTTTCATCGATACCAGACCTCAATTCCCAACTAGGGGCAACAGGTCTAACATCATACAAACATTTCACATCATTATGAACAATGTGAAACTTTTCAACTTTTCCACGTTCAGGAGTCAGCCACTCAAGAAGCCCATGATTCACTGTATCAATTTTTTGATGGCAATAATCACAAATAAAATAATTATTTAATTCATTTTTATCAAGCATGCGAACATCTCCTATATAATTAGTTTCTTAGTTAATTATACCAAAAAGCCGCCACATAATCGCAACGACTTTCTCTTTGGAACTATTCGATAATACAAATATACCATGATTTTCTTGGCATGTAAGTGACATTCAGGGGACATTTTAGTGACATCTAGGGGACATAGTTTACTATGTGATTAAGATATCAGGATTTAGTCCACTTGATTTTAAAATTATTAAGTCCATCATCAGGGCTTAATTTATACGTGCTCGAACTTAAATCACCGATCCAAATACTTTTCCCATTTTCAGGCACATCTTCAAAATATGAAATACGAGCCTCACGCTGATACCGGTATTTTTCTCTTTTTAAAAACATTATTTGTTCAGGATGTTTAATTAATTCCTCGTTTGAGATATTCTCAGTAGCACTTTCAGAATAGTAACTAACTGGCTTAAACCATGCATGCCGTGGCTTGAAATTTTCCTCTAATCGGGCTAATAATCCATCAGCATTAATGATAACTGGTACTCTTGTTTTATTAGCACTTAACTTATTAAGCTCATCAATAACTGTTGGCTTTATCGCATATTCGATAGTTCCGTCAGGACAAGCTCTGCCATCAAAATCATTAAATACATCCAGATTTACCATAGATAAAACACCCTTGCTCTTGACCCAGTCGGGAGTTTCTTTAGTTTGTATGATATCACCTTTTTGAAAAGGTAGTTTCATTCCATTAACCACAACAGAAACACCTGATCTCGTGGGATCAATATTCATAATTCTCGCACCTTCAAATGAATCTGCAATCGCATCATCTCCGTTTTCTAAATCAATAAAGTAACCAAGTTGTGAAAAGTGTAGTTCTCCTCTAGTAATAAAATTGTCAACATACTGTTTTTCAAAGAACTTCAAGAGACATCCTGGCCTTGTATCCTCATTCATACACACAATTCCTCCAATATTTAATTATTGTTTTAATCATAACAAAAAGCCGCCACATAATTGCAACGGCTTTCTCTTTATAGAACTTTCACATGTCTGACTCCATCACCGTACAGTCGTTTGACCTGACGGAACGAATAACTCATTTGTAACGCAATCGTGTCTAGCTGAATATCTTCAATAAAATACTGTTCTAATATAGAAGCTTCTAGCGAATTAGTTAATTC